TGCGCGGCGCGTCCAGGTCCAGCTTGGCGCCGCGCTCGCTGTGCTCCAGCACCATGCGCGCGACAAAGCCGTCGTTCAGGCACTTGCGCAGCGCCAGGGCCGACAGCGGGTGTTCCTTGGTCTCGGGCCGGATCAGGTACAGCGGTTCGAAGCGCCAGGCGTCGCAAACCTCCTCGCGCAGGGCGTCGGCATAGGCGAGCGGGTAGAAGCCGGCATGCGTGCGCAGAAGACTGGCGACGGTGTCTTTGCCGCTGCCCTTGGGGCCGGTCAGGCCGATGATCTTGAATGGGGTGGTCATGATTGATCGTTGGAGGTGGTTTGCAAAAAATCAGGCTGCAGGCGAGGTTCGAAACTGCCGGCCACGGTTTGGGTGCACCAGCGCGTCGGGTGGCCATCTGCGCCCGGCCGGCAGCGGCGCACATGGGCGACTGTGCGCTGCTGCGTAGCCATCCATTCCTTGGTACGGATCTGCGCCGCTCGGCATTCGAGTACCCGCGATCGCGTTGGGTCAGCCAGCGCTGCGGTGTAGGTCCAGCCGCGCCAGCCCATCGCCACAAAGGCGGCCTGCCGATGCGCATCGCTCACGGGTGGAAGGTCTGGCGTGTTCATGACTGGCGGCGGCGCTGCGCGTCTTGGGATGGAAACGGCACAATCGTCGGCGGTCCAGCGCGTGTCCTGTTGGGCTTGCGCAGCCCATCCTGCACGGGCGGCATGGTCTCATGCCAGCGCTGCCACAGCTGCTCGGTCTCGCGCTGGATCTGCTTGCCGTCGGCGGTGCGGTAGCGCAGCTGCTTGGCATTGGCGGCGCAGCGGCGCTCGTTCCATTCGATCAGCCAGTCGCCGCATACGGCCAGCAGCCAGATGGCGGCCATGATCAGCAGCCAAGGTGCAGCCAGCACGACCATGTCGGCAGTGGCGTTGATCTCGGTGGGGTAGGTGGCGACCAGGCGGTCGAGCAGGTCTTTGATCATGGAGTCACCTGTGCGGTCAGCGTCACGCGCCGGGTCGGCGTGCCGCGTTTGGTCTTGCACTGGATCTCGCCGTCGGCCAGCTCCATGTATGCCGCGTTCTCGCCGCACAGGCGCTGCACGGCTGCGTCATACCGCGCCTGCGCGCTGGCGTCGTGCTGTGCGGCCTCGATGTCGGCAGCCTGGTCGAACTCGGCACCGTTGTCGTCCAGCGAGGGGCCGAGCCATGCGAGCACGACAATCAGCGCCAGGGCGGTGAGCAGGGTGCGGGGCATCATTGCTCCACCTCCACGCCTGCCAGTGCCGTGGTGCCGTGCCATGCGAACAGCAGGCCGCCGGAGTCGATCAGGTTCGCCAGCATCCTGTTCGCCTCGTCTCGCATGAGGCGGTCGGATCGGACCATGGCCATCTGCAGGGCATCGCCAGCCCGCATGAAAGCCTTGTCATGGAAGGCGTCCAGCACCTCTGCCGTGCACTGTGCGCGCATCCATGCGCCCAGCCAGTAGATGTCCCTTGGCGCACCGACTTCTGGTCCCTTGGGGTAGGACAGCGCCGTCAATTCTTTGCGAGTCTTGCCACGCGTGGCCCGTTTGATCGCGGCATTGAGCGCCTGGCGCTCGGTTTGGGTAGTCTGCACTTTTGATCCCCTGTCGCCGATGCAAAACGTCGACGCGGGAATTAATGTAGCAAAGTTTTGCCAGCCATGCAAGCAACAAATTGCCAGTGTCGCGGAAATTGGAGAATAGCGGCTCAACTTGGCCCCGATTGGTAATAGGTTGCTTGTCGATATAGCAAAACTTTGCTATATTCGCGTCCTGTGATGACACAAGACCTCGATCAATCTGTTTTGGCGGCTTTAAATGCGCGCCGTGGCGAGTGGCCACGCGTTGCCATTGCTGCTCAAGTGTCGTATTCATGGCTGTCCAAATTCGCAAATGGGCACATCGACAACCCCGGTTATCGAACCTTGAAACGCCTAGAGACTGCGCTGGCGCCCGTAGTGGCAGCGCAGACCCCTCCAGCCGAGCAGGCGACCGCCCAGGCCTGACATATGACCGGCGCCGCCATCCATCGAACGGTGCGCCAGTTGCTGGCCCAGCGGGCCGCGGCGACCGGTCGCCAATCCATCACCCAGTTGCAGTTGCCGCTCCCCACCTATCTGGGAACGTCTGGCGGTGACTCTTTGCACCCGCATGGCCGTGTATCGGCTGGCCGGATCCGAATGACGTGTCTCCCCAACAAGCCTCGAAAGGGCTGGAGCCGGTCGGGTGCATTTTTTCTTGTCCATTGGTCCAGTGTGCAGGCGTCGGCGCTGCCTGTCACTGGTACATGCCGCGGCGGTTTACCAATGCGGTCGCACCAGCGCCAGATCCACCAATAACAGCAAGGGGCCCCAAATGAATCTGACCGCACACCTGTACCGCGCTGCGCACAATTTCCCGCCTGGCATGGGCACGCTGGCCGGCGCGCTTGGCATTGCCGAGTCGAGCCTGCAAAACAAGGTAAGCATCACCAACCATGCCGCGCACTGCAGCCCCGAGGAGATGGCCCGCATCATGGACATCACCGGCGACCACGGCGCATTGCATGCGCTGAATGCACGCCTGGGCTACGTGGCAATGGCGCTGCCGCAGCTGTCCAACTTCGAGGACGATTCGGCGGTTCAGCTGATGACCACGACGATCAAGGAATTCGGCGAGCTGATGGCTGAGGCAAGCGCCGACCTGGCCAATGGCCGCGTCACCGATAACCAGATGGCGCGCATCAGCAAGGAAGGCATCGAGGCGATAGCCGCCATTCAGCAGCTGCTGTCGTTCGCGCAGCAGCGCAATGATGCGAGCAAGCCGGCGGCGGTGCGCGGTGGGACATTGCGCGCAGCATGAGCACTGCGACCGTCGAGCGCCAACCGGTCGACCTGCGCCAGGCCGAGGCCATGCTGCAGTTTGTCGACGGCTGTGAGGACCGCGAGACATGGGTCGCGGTCGGGATGTCGCTCAAACAAGAATTCGGCGATTCGGCGTGGCCGGCCTGGGAGCAGTGGAGCGCGCAGGCGGCGAACTTCAGTGCACCGGCTTGCCGCTCGAGCTGGCGCGGCTTCAAGAGCCGCAGCGCGGGCGGGTACACGATCGGCACGCTGATCAAGCTGGCCATGGAGGGCGGGTACAAGTTCACCCCTGGCGAGAAACCCGACCCCGCTGTGATGGCGCGTCGACGCGCTGAGCGGGCTGCCATTGCGCGCACCGAGCAGGCCAAGCGCCTGGCCCAGGCTGAGAATGCCGAGCAGCAGGCGCTGCAGGCCTGGCGCATTGCAGAGCGCACGGGCACCAGCGCCTATGCCACGCGCAAGCTGATGGACGCACCGGAGTCCTGCCGGTTCATTCCATCGTCGCAGGGCGGCGGCCTGGTGCTGCCGATGCTGCGCTATGACCTGCCGCGCGAGCAGTCGCTCAAGGGCGTACAGGTGATCCGCGACGACGGCACCAAGCGGTTCACGCCCGGCATGGCCAAGACCGGGACCGCATGCCGGTTGGGCCTGGCGGTGGTCGGCGAGCCGGTGTTCATTGTCGAGGGCTACGCCACCGGCATGACCATCCGCATGGCGCTCGAGCGTCGATACCCGGTGTTCGTGGCCTGGGATGCCTACAACCTGCCGGTGGTGGTCGAGAGTGTGTACCACATGCTGCCAGGCTGCCCGATCGTGATCTGCGCCGACGACGACTGGAAGACGACCAACAAGGGCGTCGCCAACAACGTGGGCCGCATCCAGGCGCAGATCGCGCTGGATTCTGTCATGGATGTGGGCGCCCGGCTGGTGGTTCGGACGTTCCCGGTGTTTAGCAAAGGCACCGAGCGCGCTGACAAGGATTCAGACTTCAACGACCTGCACCGCCTCGAGGGTTTAGGCCAGGTGCGCCAGCAGCTGGATCTGGCGCTTGATGTGATGCGGGAGATACAGACCTATGGCTGAAATTCACCACATGAGCAGTCTGCCCCCCGACATGGACAATGGTGCCGCGCCCGCAGACGGCCCGGGGGGTGGGGCCGGTGGCCCCAAGCGTGAAAAGCGCAAGAAAAAGGTCGACACCGGCAAGCTGCAGACGCTGTTCCGCAGCTGGGCGCTGCAGTATTGCAGCCAGATCGCCTGGGACACCGAGACCCGGGCCGCCTACGCCATCGCCGGGCTGCGCAACCAGTTCGGCAACGACGAGGTGCGCATGTGGCTGCAGTCGGACAAGCGCCGCGTGGTGCTGGCCGAGCAGGTGGTGTTTGACCCTTCGAACAAATGCGGGCTGGGCTGCATCAACCTGTACGCAGGCCTGCAGACGGTTCCCATGCAGGGCGACTGCCAGCCGATTCTGGATTTGCTGCACCACCTGGTGGGCGGCGTCGAGGACGTGTTCCGCTGGGTGCTGGACTGGATCGCCTACCCGCTGCAGAAACCGGGCGCCAAGATGCCAACCAGCGTCATCATGCACGGCGATGAGGGCAGCGGCAAAAACCTGTTCTGGGAGATCGTGCGGGACATCTACGGCGAATACGGATCTGTGGTGGGGCAGGACCAGCTCGAGGACAAGTTCAACGACTGGATCTCGCGCAAGCTGTTCATCATCGGCGACGAGGTGCTGAGCCGACAGGAAATGCGCCACCTCAAGGGCAAGCTCAAGGCGATGATCTCCGGCCGCGAGATCAAGATCAACACCAAGATGATGCCGGTCCGCTCCGAGGCGAACCACGTCAATCTGGTGTTCCTATCCAACGAGCTGCAGCCCAATGCGCTGGACGCCAGCGACCGGCGCTACTGCGTCGTATGGACGCCGCCCAAGATGGATCCGGCCTATTACCAGGCGGTGGTGGCCTGTCGTGACAATGGCGGCCGTGAGGCCTTCATGGACTTCCTGCTCAAGCGCGACCTGAGCCAGTTCGAGCCCTACACCCCGCCCCCGCTGACGCAGGCCAAGGCCGATCTGATCGACCTGGGCCGCCCCAACCCTGAGCGGTGGTTTCTCGCGTGGAGCAGGGGCGAGCTTCCGGTGTCGTTCAAATCCTGCAGCTCTGACCAGGCGTACCGGCTGTATCGCCGCTGGTGCGTGATCGAAGGCGAGAAGTTCCCGATGTCGAAAAACGTATTCGGCCGCATGGTGATGCGCCAGGCCGCCGATCTGGTGGCCGTGCGGGTTGCCAAGCCAAAGAGTACCGGCACGCCGACCCGCATGTGGTGGGCGCCCCCGCCCCCCGATGGGAGTGAAACGGGCGCGGCGGCTCAGGACGCGATCGACTATTTCGAGGCAGCACTCAAGGGGTACATCGGTGAAAACTGAGCACGACAACATGCGGCCAGTTACGGATTCATCCGTAACCAACTGCCCATCCGTAACCTGCCGTAACCCGCATGGATATTGGGCAGTTACGGCGTTACGGATGCGAGGTTCAATCGGCCCATGTGTGCGCGCACGCACGCACGCACACACACGATTTATCCGTAACTGCCGTAACGCCGTAACCAGCCTTTATCCATGCGGGTTTTCAAGTTACGGATGGTCGGATGTATCCGTAACTGCCGTAACCATGGGGGTGCTGTCATGCAACTGAGCATCGAGACCAACTTCAAGGATGTGGCCCGCCAGCTCAAGACGCTGCAGGCCGACATCGCCACCAAGGCCACGGCCTCGGCATTGAACAAGACGGTGGCCCAGGCCAAGACGGCGATGGGGCGGGAGATCACGGGAGAGTTCAACATCAAGGCGGCCGAGGTGCGGGACAAGCTGCGCATCAAGCGGGCCACGGTACGCGGCGGCCTGGTTGCCATCGAGGCGGTGCTGGAGGCTGCGACCCGAAACGGGCGCGGCCGTGGTCTGAACCTGATCCGATTCCTGGAGCGCAGCACCTCGCTGGCCCAGGCGCGCAAGCGTGGCAAGGCCGGCACGCAGAACCAACTGCATGTGCAGATCAAGCGCAGCGGTGGGCGCAAGGCGCTGGGCTCGGCGTTCATCGGCAACAAGGGGCGCACGGTGTTCGTGCGTGTGGGCAAGGAACGTCTGCCCATCAAGGCGCTGACCACGATCGACGTGGCGCAGATGTTCAACACCAAACGCATCAACGCCAAGGTGGTGCAGATGATCGAGACCAAGTTCCCGACCATCTTCTCCAATGAGGTGCGGTACTACACCGAGCGGTTCAACTCGCGGGCAGGATGAGCATGGCCACCCCCCCCTTGTTGGGTCCTTCCAGGCCATCGCTCAGTACGGGTCGAAACGAG